CGCCAGTAGCCTTCATTTATCTGGGTTATAACTGCCACTGCCTTTCCTCCATCCACGGTTGGTTGCTCGGTCTTGCACAGCTGTATTGCTCTTGTGATTACCGCCACCGTTCTCCAGTGACTTCTTATGTGCAACGTCTTTGCCATCACCGACACGCGCCTTGCCATCCTTGATAGCTTCGCGACGTGCAGCGTTGTTCTTCACACGCTTGGCAACTTCTTCGGGCCGTGCGTTGTAGGCTTTTTGGTATGCAAGTTTTTGAGGGGTTGACTTGGGCATTTCTAAGCTCCTTCTAAGATGTATGCTTTACGTTCTTTTAACTCTCCAGTCCCCCTAATAAAGGGGTTCCACCAATACACACCGCTATTGCGGCGCTTGAAGTGGCCGCGTACTAGATGGGCTTCCACATCGGCGCGTTGAGCGCTTTGCCCATTTGACACGGTTTCTACTGCGGTCAGAGAGATCACAGTGTATTCCGTATTTGCCATAATTTTCTTACGGCGGCCCAGCAAACGATTTGTTGGCTTAGGTGTAACTTTTGTACGTGTAATCCCTGACTTGCAGTTAATTAAAGTCTCCCACGCAAACAACAATGGGCTAACCTCTTCGATAGACTCATCCACGTATATGGGGTTTGACACAAGAGAGTCTACAAACTTTAGTTGCTGCTGCTCTGACAAATTCAGGTTCGTAGCCGCATGAATTACAAGCGACGAGGGGATGACGGCTTGATGCAGTCTTGTAGTTCCCGGCATAAGTTTAAATGGGTATGAAAGGTTATCCCCTTCAGCCAGCATTAGACAGATAGCTCCTGCCCCCAAAGCGCCATTTTCAAATTCCCAAAAGGGCCAAAACGTAACGTACTTTGCGTCTGCATCTGTAGACTGCCTCATTAGCGCGCCAACTCTTCGCACTGGTATGGCAGTAGAGCTTTTGCTGATCTTATTTCTGTACGCTTGAACTTCCGGTGTTAGCGGCATTTCCACGATGATAGAGTTATACGGTAAGTGCAAATCGTCAATGCTTGTGATTGGTGTTCCATCTTGTTTTTCACAAAGTTGTTCAACAGCCACTGCTGTTTTTGGAGACATTACAAAGATAGCATCTGCGGCGTATAAACTTGGATCATTAGGAGCATGATCGATTTTCTTTGCAGCTCTAAACAGCGCCGCTAGTGGTACAAAATCTTTTTCATCTGTTGTGTGGGCCATGATTAAATTTCCGTGGTTAAGAATTTAGTTTTTTGTATGCATCGAGTGCGGTAAACAAAGCGCCCATGTCTGAGGGGTCGTCGACAACCCACGCAAACCCTCCGGCGTCTCGAATATTCTCCATGATTCTCTTCTGATTGTCAGTTACATTCGCACGTTTTCCGGGAGCTTTTGTCTCAATGGCGACAAAGATTCCACGGTAGCAAATGATGATGTCGGGGATGCCGACTTGACCCATGCCGTTGGACACGGGCATAAAGAAAAATGCATCTCGTTCCTTGAGAAACTTCTTACAAGCTTCTTTAACTTTTCCTTCTGGCGTCATGCTTTCCTCCCGTTGAAGTCACATGACGTAACGGGGCACCACGCCTTGCAGAGCCCTGATGTTCTAGCTGGCCATGAATCACGTTCGTATGCTGATTCAAGTTTGCGTACTCGTGGCAGTAGGTTCTGCCATATGCCTGCAAGGTCTGCACGCTCACGCACTTGCCAGTCGATCTTCTTTTCCTTGAGCCACACAAAGCCAGTCGTTACCTTCTGTACTTCGGGGTGGTGGTGAAACACATAGGCGGCATACAGATCAAGTTGTTCTGTGGGCTTACGCTTACCAGTCTTGTAGTCCATGACGGCGGCGTTCTTACCTGAGATCACAACAAGGTCTGCGATGCCTCGTGTCCATGCGTTCTTCCAGTCGCAAGGTTGGAAGTCTCTGTCAACAGCGTATTGCCTTTCAGGAAACTTCGCACCCTTGAGCGCTGCAAGTTTGTCAGCCAGTGGTTGCCACTGTGTCATGCCGTCGGGCAAGAGTTCTCCATGCAAGATGAAGTTCTCAAATGCCGTATGCACTTTGGTTCCCCACTCGGTGTGAATCGTCGGGGGTTCCACAATATCGCGGATTACTTTAAGGTGATAGAACTTCTTCGGGCACGTTTCAAACGTGTCTAGTTGCGAATAAGTCCAAGCTGGGTTAGCCATGCTTGCTCCATAGGATTTCGCCCCCAAAGCGACATTCGTTGCTTGGAGACTCGTGGTTGTTAGCCCCCACTTTAACAGGTTTCTGCGATTCGTCAACACTATTTTGCTTCGCCATAACAGCTCGCAATATCACCTTCAGACCATGTCACCAACTCGGGCCACCATGACACACCTTGACGCATGATGGTCTGCAATGTATCCAAGTGAGACTCTGCGGAATCTTCTGGAACTACATACACAAGCTCGTCATGCACAGTGAGTGCTGGCCGCATACCGGTAGCCTTAAAGAACTTGACTGCATGCTCTGCAATGACGTCACGTGCAAGCGCTTGAACTAAATTCTCTACGCCCTTTCCTGCGTAGATGCGAGCGCGAGTACGACCGTTGCCATACCACCATTCGAGCTTACCGTTGTCATCACGTTCTTGTTTCAAGTCAGGGTAGTAGATGCAACGACCTGATGGCAAACGAACTGCGTTCTTCTCTGTAACGCACATGCCCCACGGATCGATGGATGACTCGATGCCCTGCTTGATGTTGGTGAGGTTACTTTGAAACGCCTTCCACCCATCGGCAATCTCGAAGTGTGCATCGCGATATGCGGTTACTACCTTTGTAGCTTCCTGCAAGTCCATGTCCACACCGCCCATTAGCTTCGCAACCTTTTGGAACGTAGCGCCGCCTGCGCCGAACCCCAGCCCAAGATGTGCGACCTTGCCAACTTGACGTTGGGTTTTGGTGACTTGACTCTCCTCAATTCGGTAGAGATTGTTCGCAGCAAAGTACTTGTACAAGTCTGCTTTATCAGGGCTGGCCTTAAATAATTCGATAGCATAGGGAACCTTCCATAAGAACATGTTGACACGCAACTCGATACCCGACAGATCGGACACGATGATCTTGTAGCCCTCGGGGGCCCGGAGCGACATGCGCAACGCATCTGATGGTCTAGGCGATGGGCCGATGCGGGGTAAGTTCTGCATGTTGTACTGCTCACCTGACCACCTGCCTGTTGTATCTGCACCGGCGTACTTGAGCGGCACTGGTATCTTGCCGTCACATACATTTGCAGCCTTGATAAAAGCCTCTAGGCGCGTTTCTAACAGCGTAGACTTAACTTCTAGCCTAGCCATCGCTGCGGCAGCTACAAGGGGGTTTTTATGCGTTTGTAGGGCGATGAACGCCTCGTCTGTCTTAGCCAGTGCTGGTGTCATCTTGGCTGGGTTGGTTGGCGATACCTTCATGGGTATTTCAACACCGAGCTTCTCTAGTAACGCACCGAACTTGGCGGCTGATGCCAACTCGCTACGCACGGTTTCCTCCATGCTATTACCTTCAAGGGCGCTAGCTGCAAACGTACCAATGTCTAAGGCTTTAGCCAACGCAAGTAAAGACTCACGCTTATCTATTTTCACTTGTTGTAAAGCAAGCTTTACCTTGGGCTTATCCAACTCGAACTGCGGCTCGACAAGCATGCGTGTAGTCATGTCTATCAACACCAGCTCCTGCTTCGGGAATCCCTTGGCCAGTTGCTTGAACAGCTTTGCACACAGATCGGTATCGACCTTGTTGTACTCCTCCATTGCGGCGATCTCATCTTCGCTGAAGTTGACGAGGTGTTTGCCTTTGGTGTTGGTAGCTTCGAGGTCTAGCTTTGCACCGATACCAAACTCAGCGGCTAGCTTCTTGAGTGACACGCCTGTAAGGTTTTTGCCGCCAAAGAACACAGAGGTCTTAGAGTACTTGGAACGTGCCATTGCAGCCGTACACCCGTACATCTTAGGATTGATACCCAAGCGCCATGCAAGGATCATTGCGTCAAAGCCAGACATGTTATGACCGATAGCCATAGCGTCTGACCAGTCCATCGCCTGCATATGCCTGCGAATGTTGTCTTCACCAAACAGGACATAGGTTGGCTCGTCGCCTTCCTTGATCGACACCGAGATGATTTCTGTATCAGGGTGTTGTATGTACTCAGTTGGTGACATACGAGAGAGCGTGTGGGTTGCATCCCAGTACGTCTCAAAGTCTAGGTATATTGGCTTCATTAAGCCTCCAGTTGGAATGCCACGATTGCTGTGGAGATGATGTCGTTAACATCTTTGACAGTTGCCGCGATGTGCGTGTCGAACTCATAGCCTTCTCGCGTTGCGATGTTGACGATGTAGCCGTTGGTAACTTGCTGAACTTCGATGCGTCCGCTGAAAAGTGTTTTGTTCTTCATGCGTGGCTTGTCGGAGTAGTGAACTGATGAGCCGTGTAGTTGTGCCTGCCCTATGGCGCTAATCTGGGTTGCCTGAGAAGCCGCAAACAAACCACTGTTACTGCCGATTAGTGCCCCTAGCAGACTCATGACTGCACCTCTTGCAGTTTGTACTTGTAGTGCATGGCTTTGCCTGCATCGTCACTGCCTTCTTTACGGCCTGCTCGCATCGAGTACTTGATGACATTGCCTTTGAGGTAGCCGATGAACTCCTCCTTCGTTAGGACGGCTTCCATGACATCCCATGGTTGCACAGGCATTTCTTTGTAGTGGCTGCCGCCAACTTGCATTTCGTTTGGATTTTCCATGATGCTCCTTTGTGGTTACTTGAGGTTTCTAACGGTGACTCGCTTGGCCCAGCATGAAGCGCAATACCACTTGCTTGGGTTGATTTGAATGCCGCCTTCGGGCGGTCTTTTTTCTTCGCATTTGTTGCAAAGTTTTAATGGGTGTATTGGTTGTTTACTGCCAATGTCCATTTGTTGTTTGGCAAAGCCGTTCATTTATTTCTCGGGTTGGTTATTTTCTCAAGCACACGCTTCAGTATCTGCACATGCATGATGTTGTCTTTGTTTCTAACGATTGCTCGTCTGACTATGGCTGCACAACGCTTGCGTTCTTCTTCAAGTTTTACAACTACGACTGGATCGCTATCCACTCGGTCATCGTAGCAAGCACAGCCCCTGTCATAACATGCTTGGTCAATTCTTGTAGTGTTCATTGATCGTCTCTAGTTTTTGGAGCGCCGCCTGCAGTCCTGCCAAGCCACCTACGCGCTGATCGTTGATGAATATCTGCGGCATCTGACGTGCGTCAGGGTATTCCTTCAGCATGTTCTCCCACCGAGTACCTCGTTCTATATCTACATCGATGTACTCCAAACCCTTTGACTCTAGCAGTTGCTTTGCCGCAAGGCAGTTGGGGCAGTTAGTCTTTGTGTATACGATGATTCTCATGGCCGATTTTCCTTTCTTGGTAGGTGTAAACAAACTTGCACTTCTTGCATTGTTTCTGTTGAACGTAGGAATGCTCGCTTGGAAACGAGTACCATTCGTCGTATTCATGGCGGCAGTCAGTAGAGTAGTGCTCGTAGATTAGACAGCCTACCCAAACCAATATTATGATGGCGGGCAACAAAGCCACCAACAAAAGGTCATTCAACATCGTCGTCCTCCGCCATGTGTTCTTGAAGTAGTTGCACTTTCACGATGTCCAAGATGCCAAGCACCGTTGGCAAGATCATTGATTCTTCGTACTTGTAGATGACCTCGAGTAACTCGCACACCAGACCATCGGCAAGTTTGCCTTGGGATAAATTCATTTCTTTAGTCCTCTAATAGCAGCGGCAAATGTAGGCCACGCCAATAATGTGTTTTTGTCCTCACACAGCCTAGCAGCTTCTTCCAGTACTTGGTTGCGCTGTGATACAGACACGAACACAGGATCAAAGTGGTAGGGTTGCCCCTTCATGTTGTTCTCACGTGCAATGCGCTCGAACTCATCGTCTTCATCGGTGTGAATCATTTGGTGTCTTCCTTTACCCGCATCAGACGAGCGTACCGGTCATATGTTGTGCAGTAACTTTTTATCCACGCCTTTGTGCTGTCACGGTCGTAGATACGCTTGCATTTAGAGCATCTGTATTTCATACTTCCCCCTTAATGCCGTGTGCGGCTTCGATGGCTCTGGCAAAACGCAAAGTATCGTCATGCGGTGAAATTCCGTCTTGAGACTTAATTGCTACTTCACCAATCTCCTCATCCGTCAGCGGCTTGCGTTGTGTTTGGTTTGTATAGAGAGGCATTGGGCGTTCAAACGACTTTTGCAACTCAAGTTTAGTAGTAACATTTCCGTTAGGATGTTCTGCTAACCACGCAATGGCTCTCTCATCTACCCACGCCACAGGCTCCTGCTTCTCAGATCGCCACATTTGTTTTTGCAATTCGTCTCTTTCCCAAATCAGCGCGGCGCATTGATCGGTGAGAGACTGTATAGCGGCTTTGGATTCATCGTGTTTTGGCACAAACTCGGTCGGCAAATTTATGCCGTGCTCCTCGGCCACTTTCTTGATGTTTACTGGCTTTTGTTTCTCATCCTTCGCTTCTAGTGCGGCTTTAATGGCGGTGATGGCTTCTTCTTTGAGTCCTTGAGGACGCCATTCATCAGTCCATCCCAACGCCTCCAATGCAAGGCGTAATGTTTCTGTATGTGTCATAAGTATTGCCCCATCTGGTTCAAACTTGTTTTGTAGGCTTTAGCCATGATTGCTGACTTTGCCAACGTGGGCATTACCTTGTTGTTTTCTACATCAGACAAGTAAGATTTTGCACAGCCAATTTTTTTGGCCATTTTTTCTAACGACATATCAGTTTGGCAAAGCCGTAGCCCTCTTAAATATTCACCAAGGGTTACTTTTTCATCCAATGCAAGGCGTAATGCTTCGTCTTTAGTCATAGGGGTGCATCCTCGTAGTTGTCTATGTTGAATGGCAGTTTGTATAAGGGCTCGTGTTCAGGCGGTTTGTTTGGGAACGGCCATGTCACAGCATCGCACTTGTTATCGTCAGGTACACAAACGCCCAAAAAGTGGCTAGGCATATTGCTATCCATATGAAAATCTCCTTGTTGCTCATGTTTTACTTTCCACAATAGGTCGCATCTTGCGTTGACGAAACTCTTCCTTCACAAGTTCAACGGCTTTGTCCATGTCCTTGATCGTGATTAAGTCCATCTGTGCATCGTGCAGTTCCATCACCAAGTTAAGCGCGTTCATCTCAGTTGACTTCAAAATAAATCTACCAGACTCCACGCCTCGTTTACCTACATCACGAAGTGCATCTAACCCATCGCGCACAACGTCAGCATACTCTTTACCAAACCCAAGTCGGTATAGTGCTTCTACTATGTTGACCGATGCAATCAATGTATCAATGTCACTGCGTGTTGCTTCACCCCTTGTCAGGGTTGTCATGGCCAAGTGGTTCTTGATCTTAAGTTCCACAAGGTACTGCTCATGGTGTGCTACTGGCTTCATACTTTCAAGCACATAGCCCAAGGGGTTGACCAGTACCGCACGAGGGCGGTACTTACTGCGTTTACGCAAGTTACTTCTCCAATGCTTTTATTGCAAGGATTTGCATAATGGTGTCACTGATCTTTTCGTCTTCAGTAACAACATATGTTTCTATAGTGCGATCAAAGTGCCCGTGCTTATTTGGAGCAAATGTGCTGACTTCAACTACTCTTCCGTTCATTGCTTTGATAAATTTCAGTGTGATGCTTGATTGCTCTTCAGCCACTGTATCTTTTCCAAAGGCGATCTGCGGTTGCACCGTCATGGCGTAAGGGTTGGGCATCGGCTCGTTGACATGCAACTGCCCGTGTGTCAGCCATTTAAAGAACCGTGTGCGTAGGCTCATGATGAAAACACCTTCTTAAGTTCGTCGTACATCTCACGCGCTTGAAGAATAGACATGCGAGACAACATGGCTTTCACCAGTGTGTCGTGCTGAACTTCAGGCTGTGCAACAGACTCAATGATATGCGTTTCTACTTTCTTGGCTGTCACTTTGGTGACTTTGGCTTTCTTAATTTTCTTGCCCTTGGGCGGAGCGTACTCCGACTGTGCAATGAATACGCCACTGTCCACGATGCGAGCCATACCGCTTCGTACAAACTGCGATGTTAGAGCAAGGGTTGAACTCTTCTTGAAGCCGCGATTCTCCATGGCGGTAGCGATCTGAACCCGACGCAAGCCGGGGTTGTCCTTGATGTAGTTGAATGTTTCGCGGGTTACATTGTTAGTGATTTTGTGGTCGTTAACTCTTGGCATGGTAGCCTCCGTGGTTGTGGTTTTGCCTTCGTCGTCGAAAGCGAGGGTCTCTAATTTTTTAAGTTCTGATTGCAAGTCAGGCACGATAGTTCCTTTGATGAGTGGTGAATTCGTTTGGTTTCTCGGGTGGTGGCGGTGACATATGCTCAGATGGTGGTACCCATCCAAACTTACGCCACACTGCTTGGACATCTCCGTGTGGTGTCCATCGATAATCAGGATGGCCGACAGGGATTGACGGCTCTGCTCTTGACATGTATTTCATATTGCCCCCATAAGTTTTGCAGCGATGGCTGCTGCGGTTAGTTCATCGGTTGCCATCTCAGCAACGATCTTCTTGCGCTCACTGAGGCGCTCGACCTTACGATCTAAGCGCTCGAGATCGTCGTGCTGAACATACAGACGCACACCGGGAAACAGCTTGACTGCCTCGTTAAGCGTCTTGCACTTGTTAAGGAACTCGAGAATATCTTTCTCAACCTTAGCCCACTTCTCTTTGATAGTAGTAACTTGCTTGTTCTCTTCCCATGCTTGGAGAGCTTCGGAGCGACCCGCAACAACTTCAGGCATAGCCAACAAATCAGCGTACTGCACGACTGAACGAGTGTGCTGATAGTAGCTGTCCTTGGGGCGTTGGTAGGCGTTCATACCAGTGAACCGAACAGCGCACGATAGCGGCTTGCCGTCCTCGCCTGTGCCATGTATCTCGACACTGCTGTCGTTTACTTTTGCCAACCAGTCCTTGGGAATCTCATGCACTAAGTGCATGTAATCCTTACCCCAACATCCATAGTGATACAAGTAACTCGCATCTACCTGCTGAGGCTTATTGAGATTAGGTAACTCAGCTTCTAACTCCTTGCGGTGCATACTGCGGATACGGGCTTCGACTCGTTCTTTGAACTCTTTTGTAATGTTTACTGTTGCCATGATGATTTCCTTTGTGGTTGAAAAGAAAGGGGCTTACGCCCCTAGGTTATTTGCCGAGATGTTCGGCTATTCGTTCGCGAATTGCGTCGCGTTGTGCCTGTGAAACTCCCTCTGCCAAGGCGTCGTGGCATGCCTTGAGTACCTCGTCATACTGCTTGGTCAGTTGGTCGATTGCGTCGTCGATGTTGTCAGCCATAATTACTCCAGTGAAAAGTGGATATTCTCGCCGTAAGGAGCTTGAATGTCACTAGAGATACACCATAAAACTGGGTAACTTGGCGCATTGGCGACATTGAAGTCGGTGTAACCATCTGTCAGACAGACGAATACCTCGGGCTCGATACCTTCCTTGGCGATGAAGTTAAAGCCTTCCTCCATGTCAGTACCGCCACCGGAGTAGAACTCTAGTGCTACTTCCTCACCCTGCTCGAACACCTGATGCTTGCATACCGCAGTGTCAACATACAAGACATGAACACGGGCGGGGTTGCACTGCTCGATGATGCGAGACAAGTGACCGTTGTAATAAGCCAACTCACGCTGACTGATAGAGCCTGACACATCGACTTGGATGACGATCTCACCCATCTCAGCTACCTTGCCAGTGCTAGGTAAGTACGCAAGATCAGCGAAGCGTCGGTTAGGGCGTGACCATGTGTAGTCACCACGAGTGAACGATGTCATGTAGCGCTCGAGAATCTCGTGCCATGGTGTACCGGGGTCAATGAGATCGGCAATGATCTTAGCCAATGCGGCTGGCATCTTACCCTGAGCCTTAGCCGCTTGAGCTGCCTGTGCAATCTCGACACGGGTCTCGGCATCGATGCGTGTAGCTTCCTCTGATGTAAGTGGCGTACCGCGCTCGATAATGTCGTCGCCTGTACCGCCGGGGCCGGGGCCATCGGGCGGCATGTCAGGAAGATTGTTGTAAATCTCATCGACTGTCTCATCCTTAGAGCCGGGCATGTGAACGCAACCCTTGATAGGCTGACCGATACCTGATGCCTCAAGCATGTCGTTGATCCAAGCGTCACCTGCGATGTTCCATCTCTTGGCATCGCGCGCACCTCGACGGGATGCATGCTGACCGATGACATGACCGATCTCGTGGGCTAGCACGAACACAATCTCATCGACTGACAATGTGTCGAACCACACTGGGTTGATGTAGATTTGACCGCGCTGATCTACTGCCGCTGTTGGGATAGTCTCATCCTCGATTAGCTGTCGCTTCATAAGGATGGATGCGAAGAATGGATGCTGTGTCACGATGGACACCTTGGCTTTGTCTAATGATGTAACTGCCATGATTACTCTCCTTGGTTGAAATAGTGTTTGATGGTGATAGGCTCTCTTGAGTCAAGCAATGCCGCTACTTCCTGTGCATGCTTAATCTGTTCGGGTGTTCGAGTCTCTACAAGAAGAGCTGTCAACTTATCTTTGTACTCTTTGCTGTGCGTTCTAATATCTGTCGCCATGCCTGATCTAATTTGGTCAATGGTGCTTTGGGCATTTGTTTTTTCCCACTGCGGGTTGTAGTGGTCGCCATCTAATAGATAAGCCGCAAGGTCTGCCTGAATTAACTCGACAAACCGCTCGCGGTTTTCTACTGCAACAACGGGTAAGCTAATACCATACCAAGTGTTGGCTGTGTAGTGAATCTTGTACTGCTTGCACAGTATCTTGGCGATACGCGATGCATGCGATGACCATCCGCCAGTGATAACACCATTGATGATCTGCTTTTGAATAGACTTCTTGAGTCTGTTAGTAACTTGCGTTGGATCGAACTTGATGTCCGCTGATATACCCGCTGTCGTTAACATCCGAGCGGCGTCGTAAAGTGTTGGTCTCATATTAACTCCTTAGAAATTGAAATCCGCCATGCGAGCGGCTACTGCTTCGAGCTTGGCTTTGGCGTCATGCCTAGCGTTCGCTGATCCCTTGATGACTTCGACTGTGTTAAGACAGCCAGTCGCCATTGCTTTGAGACTGTTGATCTCATCGATTAACTCGTGCGTTGGGTTGATTGCCAACTTAAGAGCTAAGTCACAGCCTTCGATTACATTCTCGACAAGACTGTTGTGAAAGCGCTCACCTTTCTGACCTTGGTACTCTTGCAAGCGTTGAGTGAGTGCTGACAGAGGCTTGAGCATCCTGCCGATAACATCTGCGTTCATTGCGATCGATGCCTCTTGCTCTGACGCTTGGAAAGACTTCAAGTCATCTTCACTTAAGTCAAACAAGAAATGCCGTGAGTCAGGCATGGGAGTGAAGCGAATGTCAATCGACATGGCGCTATCGAACTGCTCTGCTGTCGGGTAGTCATCTACACAAGCACGCCCTGCCGAACTACCGCTATTGCGATAGGCTATATCTTCTAACACTAGCTGATCGTAGTGCGGCATGTAGTTGCGCTTAAGGTTGTCTACCATAGCGATGCGGTGCTTGGTCTCCTGTGTGTACTCGAAGTACAAGTCATTAGGCAAGATGCGAGGGCCTGCATCCACATAGGGTAGCGTGTGTGACTTGTGGTAGGTATACACCTCGTTGAACTT